TCGTGTTCGTGTTCACTGCTGTGTTATTGAACCTGTTCGCGTTCGTGTTCGCGTTCACTGCTGTGTTGTTGAACCTGTTCGCGTTCGTGTTCGCGTTCACTGCTGTGTTGTTGAACCTGTTCACGTTTTTTATGGGTAATGTGCGCCTCTTCTTCCCAATCTTCACGGGTTCATGAACTTTCATGTAACGGAGGCGTTTCCCAATAGATTCAATCAATTGACTTTTGGTCATTTGATTCATCTGTTTGAGACCAACTTTACGAGCAACACGCTGAATGTCCACTCGCTTAGATGATGTGTCGAATAGAACCTCATAATCGTCGGGTTTCAGTGGGGACTTCTTATCGACGAGATATGTTTTATCCGAACTCAAAATAAGAGGGGGTAGGGGTAATTTACCGCCCTTTATCTCGTCATATACTTGACATATTTGTTCTTTTGTCAGTTTAACACTCTGGCCTGTGTTCATCTTTATGAGCACACGCAGGTCATTTATTTCGGCGTCTGGATCACACGCCTCGATCATATATAGTAAACTGATAAAAAAAGTGTTATGTAGAATATCCCATGTTAAATAATCGTATCTTTTCTTCATATTCCATGCTAAAATTAAACACATCTGTGTCACCTACGTTGACTTCTATGACTTCTATGGGACTCTGAAACGTTTCGCGATTCGAGAGTGCTGAGCGAACGATGACGTCAACAAATTGTTTTGGGTTATCAATCGTTTCTCGATATATTTTATTCATTTTAATTCGAACACACGTCACTTCGTGTGGTTTCTTATCTAAAAAGGGGGTCAAAGGAAATTCTTCTTTCGTACCACCATCTACATACATCCGATCCTCGTACTTTCCACATGCAAAGATGAAAGGAACTGCCATGCTCATGCATACAGCATCGATGATTTTCATATTCGGGTGTGTATCCTTTGAAAAGTAAACCGTTTCGGTCGTATTAAGACAAAACGCTGAAATATAAATTCGCGTTTCCAATTCTCCGAATGTAGGGTCTCCACCACAAATCTCTACCAACTTCTTTCGAATGGGACCCATATCAACAAATCCAAATTTGTTAAAAAAGGATCCCAGACGGATTTTAACAAAGTTGGGGATATCCAATGATAAAGATGCATCTAATATCTCGTCGACCGACATCCCAACCGCTAAAAACAGGGCGAGAATCGCACCAGCTGATGAACCAGAAATTTCCTGTACACCAGCGAGCGAAGATTCACGAGCTTTCAAAGCTCCTATAAGTGAATAGATACCCATAGACGCCGGTCCGAGCACGAGATACTTCATCTCCTTACTTAATAGAATTGAGGAAATTGGCGACGCAAAAGCGCGAACACAACCGCGAAGACAATCGCGTGAGTCAGGGCCGCAGAAATGCTCGTCTGACCGGAGCGGAACACACCACCCGAACCAGGGGGGAGGGTCAGGAGAAGACCAGGGCTGAGGGCGAGGAAGAGCGCAGTGGTCACGATGAGATCGGTCTTGGTGAGAACGATACCCATAGCCTTGGCGACGAGGCTGTACACGAGGAAGAACACGAGCGCATGGAAAAAGATGGCCATTTGATTGGTTTTGCCGTTCGCGAACTTGACGTTCTTGCCCGCGGTGGTGACGAGCACACCGGGGCTGAGCGCGAGAAAAAGAGCGGCGGGGATGGCGACTTTCTGGGACGTGATGTCGGGGAGCATTTAATATACACTGAGATATTTTTCCACATAATCCACGAAATGATAGTATGTCGCACCCCGCATTATCTCTTCGTGGAGACCATTTCCATTTACCGTACTTCTGATATGTCTCCAAATATCATACAGTATTTGTTCATAAGGTGTATCCATGCGCTCATGATAAGGGTCATGTTCAACGTAACAAAATTCGACAAAATCTACAAATTGTCCTGAATGTTCCAACCCTGCATCATAGAGGAGTGTCCTGATGGTGTTCCACATCATCATGAGTTCATCTGAGTATTCGACTTCCCAGTCTTCGATATTCAGAGGAGTGTGTTCGTCATTGAACTCATCATCGTCACTGATTTCAGGTTCAAATCCATTGGAGGCTTCGTATACATATTGACCCCAGACCATGGTTATTTACTTATCTTCTTTCTCTGGCTTATCCTTTATACCAGTTAAGGAGAGAGAGGTGGATTCCTTCGTTTTAAGTCCATCCTTAATAGCATTTAGGGCTCCTTCCACCTTCGTTTCGTCTCCACCAAAAAAGGTCATGAGACCTTCCTTAATCGCATCTTTACTCATTCCAGACTTCCTGACAGACTTACGAATGCTAATCTTACCCTTCCTGAGGTTAATCGTATCAATTCCCTGGTCCACCATATGCTTTTTGACGTTTTCTTTCAGGCGCTTTTCTTCCTGGGTCAAAACTTTAATATCAGATTTAGCCTCGGCTAATTGCTTTGTGAGCTCTACCAGTTTAGAAACATTCTCGGAGAGATCAGGTGCGACAGAAGTCATTTATATTTATACACATCTACTCTTTAAGCGCAGAGACCACGCTGCATGAGATCGGGGACGATAGTGGAGTTGTTCCACACGAAGGGGTCCTTGGGGTTGGGGGGATCCTTGCGAATCTGCCGGTTGGCGTTACGGAGGGCGCCACCAACAGTCTCGGGGAAACCAATCTGCTTGCGAGGCTCGAGGAAGTTCTGACCCGCGAGGATGTCCTCTGGGACAAACTGACCAAAGTCCTCGGCGGACGCAACCTCACGGGGAAGGAGCGACGAAGCGAGGCCAGTACCCTTGTTCATACCGCCACACACAGCATCTACGGGGGCCGCGGCGGGACCTGGGGCAGGGCCGGCGGCGGGACCATTACCGAAGGGTGCGTACTGGCGCTCAATAATGCTGTACTTGGACTTGTTGTTCATGGAAAAAAGGAGGAAGATCAGCACGGCGACGGCGACCAGCATGAGGACATTTTGTTTACGACCCTTCATTATCTTTTATATTACTATAACAATTTTTTTATTGGTCATCCTCGTCGACAAAGGCATACTCGTCTGGGTAAGTATCAAGGATGGGCTCGGGGTCATCATGGACCTTGACCTGGACAACATTCCAAGTGGGACCGAAAGCCTTCTTGGCAAACCAGATTCCAGCAAATTCAAGAATGACATCACATGTCTTCTCGGGCTGAACAGCATCGAAATCAACGAGCTCCTGCTGTGAGTTAAACACCCTGGTCACATCGAGGCGGTCACACGTGAGCACATCGGTGTCGAGGCTCGACTTGTAGGCTCCCTTGATGACCCCCTCCGAAACCTTCTTACCGAACCAGGACTCACAGTTCTCAAGAGCCGCATCGAGGTTCGCGGTGTCGATGGTACTGATCTTCTGGGTGTTCATTTCCGAGGCGAGATCCATCGCAATCTCGCCTGAAACATCAGTGATCTTCACTTTGTTGAGCTGAATGAGATGCTTACGCTTATCGTCGCGGAGTACCTTGACAAAGTAGAGACCATCCTCACCCTTGGTGGGGGTAGTGTACATCATTTTATGGTTGATACATGCTTCATTTCTTTAAACCAACGAATGGTATCTCCGCAGCCTTATTAAGTAACGCCTTGGGTACCCACATATTTCTCCTGGGATTGTGACCATAAAGTGTCTTGGTGATGTTCATGTTTTTTGGAAGAGGTTTCGCATTTTCTGGTCGCAGAGGAAATTCATTTTTCACATATGCGGATGTGTTTACGTTTTTCCACTTGAGGTTTTTCGTATTGAACCGCTTATTTCCTGAAGACTTTGTGTACCCGTTGACCTTTGTATTCTTTACAACTGGTCTGAGACCATGTACGATCTGCTTAGATAGGCGCTCATCTGACGGTTTCGTCGTGTAGTTTCTATATTTACGTGGATCGACTTTCATGGCTTTACCAATTGAGACATTAACGGGTTTGTTCACCACTCGCGTTTTAGTCTTGATTTTAGGGGTGATGCGCTTAAACACATCGTCCATCGATTCAGACGATTTAATGCGTTTATCAAACAGTTGTGCGAGACGAACGAGTCTCTGACGGTCTTTTTCTTTCTTCTCTGGGCGAAGTCTGAGTTTATGCATCAGGTAAATGTCTTCGATGAGAAACTCTTTACTCGCGACGAGAAGACGTTTATCGTTGATCAATTTTCCGGTGTTTATGTTTCTGTACGTGACACCTCGCTTCCTGGTCAGTGCTACCTCGTACCCAAACTCCTTGGGGCGCATGAAGGGAATATCAAGGATTCCACCCAAATTGAAATCTTCAATCTTTCCAGACTTTGCGGAAAGAAGGCGAATGTTCAAGTCGAGAGCGAAAAGTTCCACATCTATGAATATATCACCCTTATTGGGCCTGTTATTTTCCGCGAGTTTCTTCTTCTTGATCAAAGTGTATCGCCGAGTTACATACGGACCAGATTGTTTGAAACCAATTCCCAAAAACTTGAATAGTTTCGAATGTTTCTTCTGTACGGACATGATTCTCTTCTTGATTCGTAAGTCCAATTTCTTAGCGAGCTCCCCCAATTTGTTCCACAAAAGGAGTTTTACAGCTTGGAGTTTCCCGAAATATTTATCATTCATTGGAATCTTTGGGACGAACTTGGCATCGATATCACTCGTCACTATCCGATCCTTAAAGTCCACGTACAAATTGAACGCCTCACCACCACTGATGATGAGATCACCCGATGAACTCAAAAATTGTGTGAGTTCCCCGATCGTATCGAGAATGATATCACGGATAGAATCTGTCACGAGAACGTATATGATTTTCTCAAAGTTTTTATTCATGTGTGCACTCTTCACGCGAGCACGAAACTTACCAAAGTCTCTCTGGAGGTTTCGATCGTAATATTTTTTCAATTTTTCATCTTTGAAAAAAAGATTTTCATTCATGAATTTTTGAATGACATCCTTCGAATAAATCTGATCGTCCATTAATATATCTCGATATAATAATATGGTGTGTAACGTGATCGAACCGTGTAGGTGTTACGCATATACAGGTGAAAAAGAACAGTGGTGTGGAGTCAGAAAGGGACAACATGTTGTACCATGCCCATCCGATTGCTGTGCAGGTGGCTGCCCTGACGATGGATCCAGGCACCCATTTCGTTTCATCGATAAACCTGAGTTTATTAACTTGGCCAACAAAAGGTTCGTCTTTATGGTATGGCTGTTTGTTACCGTCGCGACGATATACTTCTTCAGGAACTTAAAGGTTAAGCAAGTAAGAAAGATATAATGTCCCTCGAAACCATTCAGAC